ATACAAAGGAATTTTGGGAAAAAATTGAGAAACATAATGATGCAATAGCTGGTTCTAGGGAAATGATGAGAGAGCAATATGGCAGATAAGAAAAAAACAAAATTAGAATTAGATAAAGAATTTCATAATTATGTTAATAAGTTTGTCTATTCAGGTTATGCACCGAATTTATATAAACATAACTGGAAAGCTCCAGCTTGGTCAGATGATGATAAGTAAAGCCTGGTTCTTAGTAATGTTTATAATTAATGGTGATAATTCACATACACCTCACCATATAGGGAGATTGCCAAACTGTTCATTTGCTCAGGTAATTATTAAACAAATTAGAAAGCGTAAAAAAATTTCAGACAAAGAGTTTGGTGGTTATTTGTGTATGAGTTCTAATAATTATTACGATATGGATACGCCTTTACATAATGTTAGGCCAATGCAGAAATATGAAAGAAAATGATTTAAATAAGATAACTATTCGTAGAGCCAGGCAATTATTGGATAAAGGTTCTGAGGAGGAAAAGAATAAAGTTAAACAAGAGCTGGAGGCTATTGGAGCGAGTGAAATAACTGATGTATTAAGCTGGAATGATAAAGGCCAGGTATCAATGAATAGTTCTGAATCGTTATCACATAGAGCCAGGAAAGCTATTAAAAAAGTTAAATCAACACCAACTCAATATGGAACTTCTTTAGAGGTTGAGATGCACGATAAGTTATCGGCATTAAGATTATTAGCAAAGCATAGTGGTTTATTGGAGGTTCAGGAGGATAATAATAGACCAGCTGTTATAGGGATAAATTTAAAAGGCCCTGAGGTTGCTACTATTAAGGTTAAAAAAAATGACGAAGAATCAGATTGAATGGTATGCAAAGATAATTTTAGAGCTGAGATTGGCTAAGGGATATACTCAGGAAGATTTAGCATCAGATGCCGGTGTTAATGCAGATACGATATATAAAATAGAAAAAGGTATATCGACTGGAAAGATTAAAACGATAGAAAGAATATTAGATTGTTTAGAATATGAATTGGAGATAGTACCACAAAATGGCCAGGACACAGCGTTCAAGAGATAAAAGTAATCGTAGGAAAAGAACTAGAGCTGAATTACCTATTACTAATTTAGATTTAGATTTTTCTAATTCACCGGTTGTTTGGAAATTTTTAAATGACAATTCCTTTGTCAGGTCACTAATGGGTCCGGTTGGTGGGGGGAAAAGTTATGCTTGTGCCGCTGAGATATTTTTAAGAGCATTAAAACAACCACCATCACCAAAAGATAATATTAGATATTCTCGAGCAGTTGTAATTAGAAACTCATATCCTGAATTAAGGACTACAACAATTAAAACTTGGTTAGAATTATTTCCTGAGAATCGCTGGGGTGCAATGAGATGGTCACCTCCATTAACACATCATTTAAAATTACCAGCTAAAGGCGATATACCTGGGGTTGACTTGGAGGTGATTTTCCTTGCATTGGACCAACCTAAAGATGTCCGAAAGCTACTTTCTTTGGAATTAAGTTTTGCCTGGGTTAATGAGGCAAGGGAATTACCTTTAGCTGTAATCCAGGGCCTTACCCATAGGGTTGGTAGATTCCCGACTAAATCTAATGGTGGTTGTCCTTGGCGTGGAATTATAATGGATACTAATGGCCCGGATGATGACAGCTGGTATTATCGTTTAGCTGAGAAAGAGCCTATTCGAGGAAAATTTCCCTGGACCTTTTTTAAACAACCTGGAGGAATGTTAGAAACCAATGAATCTAAAGATGCTATTAAAGCAGCTGGTCGATATTGGAAAGCTAATCCTAATGCTGAGAATGTTGATAATCTCCCGAATCTTTATTATGAACAGCAGCTGGGCGGAAAGTCATTAGATTGGTTACGAGTTTATGTTGGTGGTAATTATGGATTTGTTAAAGAGGGAAAATCGGTTTGGGAGGAATATATTGATTCAGATATGATGGATGAGCATATAGAAATTGATAGGTCATTACCTATTCAAATAGGCCTTGATTTTGGTTTAACACCAGCTGCGGTGTTTGGCCAACGATACGCCTCAGGTAAATGGCATATATTACACGAAATAGTTACTGAGGATATGGGGTTAGAAAGATTTGCTCAGATGTTATTATATGAATTAAATACTCGCTTTGAAAAAATGGAGCCGGTAATTTGGGGTGACCCAGCCGGGCAAAAAAGAGATGAGATATTCGAGGTTACTAGTTTTGACCATTTAAGGAGTTTAGGATTAAATGCCAGGCCTACTGCATCAAATGATTTTAAAGTAAGACGAGAGGCTGGAGCTGCACCAATGATTAGATTGGTTGATGGTAAGCCAGCTCTTAGAGTTCATCGAGATTGTAAAAGATTGCGAAAAGCATTAAATGGAGGGTACCATTTTAAAAGAGTTGGTATCTCCGGTTCTCAGGATAGATTTAGGGATGTGCCAAACAAGGACCAGCATAGTCACATAGGTGATTCTTACGCTTATTTATTATTAGGAGGAGGAGAACATAAGCGTTTAGTTCGAGGGAGTTATCACAGTAATAGAGGTCAAACAAATATAGCTGATTTAGAATTTGAAATATGGTAAATGACTTTCATACATTCATTCAAGGATGTATTCCTGATTATAGTAAAGCATTTCCATTTTATAAACATCATTTGTATCTATTAAATTTTTCTAAAGACCAATTAAGATTAAAAGAAAATATACCTGACTATTTTAGTTATGTTGAAACTCAAGCATCGTTTGGTCACTCTTGTACTATTATGGTTGATAATCAACCGCATTTAATATTTGGCTTTTTTCAGTTGTATCATAATGTTTATGAGTGCTGGATGATATTTGATGGTAAGACTAGAAAATACTCAATTCCATTTTTAAAGAGTACAAAAAGAATATTTGATAAAATTCCCGACTTTCTTACGATAAAAAGGCTCCAAATGTATATACTCTCTAGTAATCCTACTAACATCCGCTATGCGAAGTATGCTAAATTTCAAAATGAGGGATTATTAAGGTCGTATGGCCCTGATGGTTCTGATTATAATATTTTTGCTAGGATATATTAATGTCACAAATGCCAGTTAAATTTGAAGATTTTGCTAGAAATAAAGTAGCTAGAAAAATGTTAAAAATAAGCGATCCTATGAAATATAAAAAATTTATGAAAAAAGTTAGATTATTAGGAGCTGATAATGCGGAAGTGCTAACATCAGCACCTAGATATGATGAAAGGATATATTAAAAATGGGCGGAGTATTTTCAAAACCAAAACCACCACCAAGACCAGCACCAGTTGTTAATACAGCTGTTGAAGATGAAAACAAAAGATTAAAAGCTGAAAAAGCTGAGAAAAATAAACAGATGCAATCTAAACTTAGAGCCAGGAGAGCTGGCGGTCAAAGAATGTTATTATCTGAAGATAGAGAGAACCCAGCTTTAGGTATTATGGGTGGAAGCACATTAGGTTAAATATGATGGAATATTTTCAAAAACTTAAATGTTTATATCATAATAACAAAAATAAAATTATTATTGCTCTAGTTGTTATTTTACTTTTAATTTTAATTTAGAGTTTCCTGATGAAAGGAAAGTTTACTCCTCAAGAAATAATTAGACGAGCTGAAAAAGCTGATGCTCGTAAAGAAAACTGGAGAGATATTTATGAGCAATGTTATGAAATGGCATTGCCTCAAAGAAATTTATATTCCGGTTATTGGGAAACTAAAACTCCTGGTCAAAAAAAGACAAACAAAGTATTTGATTCAACAGCTATAAATTCAACTCAACGATTTGCCAATCGCTTGCAATCTTCTTTATTTCCTCCTTATAGAAACTGGTGTCGTTTAATTGTAGGCGATATGGCAAGGGATGAAGTTAATAATCCTGAGGAATTACAAAAAGCCTTAGATATGTACACCGAAAAAATGTTTACAGTAATTCGCCAAACAAATTTCGATTTAAGCATTTCAGAATTTCTACTTGATTTATGTGTTGGAACAGCGTGTATGATGATCCAAAAAGGACCGACAGATGATATACCGGTAAAGTTTGAGGCTATTCCGCAATATTTAATATCTATTGAGGAGGGAGCTAATGGTAAAGTAGAAAATGTATATCGAAAAATTAAAGTTAGATCTGATGTTATTAAAAGAACTTGGCCTGATGCTGTATTAAGTGACCAGTTAAAAAAAATTATAGAAGATAAACCTGAGGAAGAAGTTCATTTATTAGAGGCTACTATATACAAACCTGAATTAGAGAAATGGTGTTATCACATTATCTATAATAAAAATGGTTATAGCAAAGGTCAGCAAGCTAATGAATTAGTTTATAGATTATTAAATGATACGCCTTTTGTTGTATGTCGATATTCTAAGGTAGCTGGTGAGGTGTTTGGTAGAGGCCCTCTAGTATCTTGTATCGATGACATTAAGACTTTAAATAAAACTAAAGAGATGATTTTAAAAAATGCCAGCCTGGCAATAGCTGGTGTATATACAGCTCGAGATGATGGCGTTTTAAATCCAACAAACATTCGTATTGCTCCAGGAAGTGTAATTCCAGTTGCATCTAATGGTGGTGGTCAAGGACCATCTTTAACTCCCCTACCCCGCTCATCAGATTTTAATGTAGCGCAAATAGTAATAAAAGACTTAGTTGATAATATTAAAACTACTTTATTAGATGATTCGATTCCACCGGATTCAGCCTCAGCTCGTTCAGCTACAGAAGTTATGGAACGAATGAAATCGTTAGCAACTAATTTAGGAAGTGCATTTGGTCGATTAATAACTGAGGCGTTAATACCAATGGTTCAAAGAATTTTAAAAGTTATGGATGATCAAAAAATAATTGATTTACCATTAAAGGTTGATGGCAATGTAGTTAAGATTGTTCCTCAATCTCCATTAGCTCAATCTCAGAATATGACAGATTTACAAAATGTAATGCAGTTTATTCAAATTGCTCAGGGATTAGGACCGGTTGGCCAGGTTGCAGTTAATCAAGATGAAGTATTAGATTATTTAGCTAATAAAATGGGAATACCAGGCAGTATATTAAATTCAAAACAACAGCGCAAAATGATTGTTGAACAAATGACTCAAGCAGCTGTTCAAGCTCAACAAGCTCAGCAAGCTCCTGATGAGGATATAAATGCAGCCTGAACAACTTGATAAGATTATATTAAGAGTGTTTTCATCAGCTGATGGAACTAAAGTATTAAAATTTTTAAAGCAGCAATACTTGGAAAAGGAGTGTTGGACACCTGGAGCTGACCCAAGCTATGGATTTTATCGTGATGGGGAAAATGCAGTTGTTAGAGATATTTTGAAAAGAATGTTAAGAGCTACAAAATTATAGAAAGGAAAAATTATGCAAGCTATTGATGAAGTTGTTGCAGCTGAGGAACAATCCACAGCTCAAGAAGAAACACCGGTAACAGAACAAGCTAATGATGAAGTAAAGCCATTAATTAGTTCTGAAGAAACTGAACAAGAAAACAAACCTGATGAGGAGAAATATGTACACCACCTACAAAAAGACGAAGAAACCATATCAACAAAAGAAGAAGAAAAAGTAGAGGCTAAAGAAAAGCCTGAATA